ATGTCTAACAATTTTACCTTTGTCATCACCTTCTACATCATACATCCATCTATCAGCAGTATATCCGTTAGTAGAGAATGATGTTCCCCTCTGCCAAACTGAAAACCCACCATTTATAAATAAATTAAGATTCGCCAAATCTTTCAAGGACGCAGTATTATCTGCTACGCTTTCGGTTAAATTATTAATTGCTTCAGTATTAGCAGCAACCTCACTATTTCTAGTAATCTTTTTATTTACTATTTCATCTCCATCTTTTCCACCAATATATAGCTCATTTTCATCATAAGCATACGCTGGCTCACCATACTTTAACGTTGGTAAATTTTCTTTTAATCCTCTTTTAAATTTAATTGTTCCAATTATTGTTTCTACAGCATTCAATACCCCCATAATTAGAATTCACCTCCATCTACTATTAATCCATTAACTTTATCTGATAAATTTTTTAAATTAGCATTACTTGCAGATTTTCCAGCATCTTCATCGTCTAAATCTGTTGCCATGTTTCTTAATTCTTTTACAGTTGTTCCTCTTGTATTTCCATCTATTGAACAAGGAATAATTGTATCATCTTTAATAGTTCCTGGTACAAGATCTTTAAATTTTGCTGTTGCCATTTAATCATCTCCTACATTACAAATTCATTTCCATCATCATCAACAAAATGATTACCATCATCATCAACCAAATAAACTACATTTTCATTAAGTAGAATATTTAATAGATTAAATATTTGTTCAATTTGAGTATTTAACAATGCTTTTTCACCTTTTTTAAAATGTATCTCTGTATCATTAATATGATTGGTTATAGTTTTAATCATATCTGATATTGGTCTTACTTCAGCTATTAGACTTTCTGCTTTTGATGCTTCTGTTTTTATTTCATCTCTTATATTTTCAGCTTTTCCAATATTGTCATTTAAATTTGTATTTAATGGATCTGCTTTATTAATATTAGATTCAAGTTTTTCATTAACTAAAGCAGCACGCTCTCTGCTACTATCCAAATCATTCTTTATAGTAGTAGCGTTATTGCTACTTGTATCTAAATCATTTTTTAATTTTCTTCCATCTGTAATGCTTGTTGATAAACTTGTATTACTAGATTTAGCTGTAGGAATCGTTGTATTTTTTAATTCATTATTGACTTTTATAGCTTCAATTGTATTTGCATTTAAATCCTCAACTTTATCCAATGCTTCTTCTAATTCTTCAAGTAATGTACAAGTTGCCTTACTAATACTTCTATTAACTTCTAATGTACTTGCAATAACTTTTAAATGAATATCAAAGCTTGTCTTCTTTTCTCCAGTTACTTTATTAATAAACTGTAATTCTATTTTAGTAATCCCTGATGTAGTTGTAAGCTGTTCATCTGCTATTATTTTTGTAACATTATTAGTTATATCTACATTAGTATTTTGTATTAATGGAATAGTATCTGATTTATATGCCTTTAATCTTGCCTTATAATTAGTTAAATCTGCTACAGCTCCATCATCATATACATTAAATATTAAATTAAGGCTATCTAGTTGCTTACACTCTACATAAACAATTATGTTTTCCTTTAGGTCAATATCTAATTCATACTTTTGTATATCGCTCACCTTCACTCATCTCCTTTCCTTAGAATTTTTTATATAAAAAAGACCTAGATATTAAATTTAATACCTAAGTCTTTTTAATAAGCATTTATTAATTTTAATTATTTACTACTAAGCTAATTGATCCATCTTCATTTTTTACTATTTGTAAATCTTCTTTCCAATTCTTATGCATCAATTCCTTTGAACTAATGCCATAATCATGAGAGTCTACAATAATCATTCCATAAGTACTTTCAATCTCTGTTTTATTATCCGGATTTCCACCCCAATAAAATTTAAGAGATTGAGGACCTGGACATATTGAATCTATGCTCATGTCATTTAATTTATAAAATATACTCAAAGTATCCATATTTTTAGCAATATTGGCTTCATCATAACCTGTATCATCTATCCATACTCCATCTTTAGTAAATGAATAGCTTTTTCCATCAATTACTTTTGTACAGCCCTTTAATTGATTTGAACCCTCATTATAAAACCAATCATTATTAACCAATTGCCATCCTCCTTTAACATCGGCTATTGCATTTATTCCAGTAAAAATATTTAATGTCAATAAACAACATATAGACAAAATTAACTTTTTCATAAGATAACACCTCTCCCATAATTTATATAATATATTTTACCACATTTTATAAATATCACGCAATTAATGTATATCTCAAAAGTATGTTTCCATTTACTGGTTCAGAAAATTCTTCTATATAGTGTCCATCAGAATTATCATTATAATAATATCTTCTCCATGCAGACATTGCGTATAAATAAAGTACCCCATTTTCTACTTTTCCATATCCTCCAAACCAATAAGGAACATATTCGCCTTCTTTATATACCTTTTGTATTGAAACACTCACTGAAATTGCATCATCATCTATATCTGAAAATGCACTAGGTATACTTAATGGAATTTCTGTATAATCCTCTCCCTCTTTACACTTAATATCTTTTTGACCAGTATAACTTAAATAATGATAAGGCTTACCACTAGAAGATGTTTTACTGCTTAAATTTTCAATTCCTTTACTGCTTATTCTTGTATAAGTACCATCATTATTTTCAACTATAATGCCCTTACTTGATATTGTCATTTGATCTCCTGATGCATCACTAAACAAATATTTAAATGCCTCTGAATTTTGTTTCATTTCTGATGTGAATCCATCTCCTGATGAAACTTTAGTACTAATTTCATCTCTTAAGATTTCTAATGATGCACTTGTATTTTCCTCTAAATCTTCAACTCTAGCATTAATACTTTCAGCAGTTTGAAGTATTTCAGATTTTAAACCTTCTTCTACTTTTTCTACAGTAGATCGTATATGCTCTGCTGTAATTTCAATTTCTGAATACATTGTTTTTGCTAGATTATCAACTCTTAATAATATGTATTGCTCTTGTAATACAATCTTCCTATATAAATTATCTAAATCATTTAAAGTTTCATCTATATAATTACTTATAAATTGCCCTAGCTCTATTTCTATATATTCTTCTTTAATACAATCATATCTATAGCTTATACATCTTGCAGATACTTCAATATCTATATTCTTATTATAGCAATGAACTGTGTCACCAAGCTTGATTGTTTCTAGTACATCATAGCCTAACCTTTTATATTCTCTTGTTTTCTTAAGGGATTGCATTTGTACTTTATAGTTAGCCTTTATTTTGTCACATCCTTCTTCAAATAATTTCTTACATCTTCTTACCATTTCTGCTCGTGCTTCTTCTACAGTTTCATATCCTGTATCATCTTCTGAAGAATGTTCAGTTCCTTCACTGTCTTTCTGCTTATCTTTTACAGTTATATCACTCATTTCAATAGCCTGTTCATATACATCACCATATTTCGTTATAAGTGGACTATCAACATATGGTGTATTCGTTCCTAGATTAATATCTCCACTGTAAGGATATATTCTAGTAACAATTTCTGATGCATCTAAGTCCTCTTCTATATCTTGAAGGTTATATCCAAAAGTAACTCTAACTCCATTATCGTTCCCTCTTTGTACTGGAATATTTAGATTGAAATTATTACATTCTATTTCTCCACCCCATATATTAAGATAACTATCTTCTTCAGTACCAGCAATTATATTTGTTATGTTTCTCATTAGATATTGCCTTATGTCTGTAACATTGCTATTGCTTGTACCTGTAAAATTAGTATCCTCTAATAATTTTGTTAATACTTGTTGGCCATTTCCTTGAACATTCTTATTAAATACTATCTTTTTATTTAAATCAAAAAATACATGCCTTGCATACACCAACATTGAATTACTACTCATAATTTTTCTAGTTTCATAAATCCTATATACTTGATCTTCTTCAAAATCTGGTGTCGGAACTTTTATGAGCCTACCTCTAGCAACATTTTTATATATTCCTTCTTTATCAAGAATTATCTCCATTTCTAATTCATTTTCTCCATTAAGTTCTGGATGTATTTCACATGAAATCACTATATAATCTAATATAATTCCATTCTGTCTAATGTCTTGATTGCTGTTAGTATGTAGCTGTATCAAAATATCACCTAATTTCACATAAAATTTCGCATAATAAAAGCCTAGCAATCTTAAATCGTTCTATAATTAGGAGTTATATAAACCTTAAATCCATTACTCCAACTAAAAGTATTTTTCCCTTTCAACAAATATAAACTTTCCATATACTTAATATCTGTTTTTCCGACTGCAAATGTCTTATCTTTTTCTAATATCTTATCAAATACAGTATCTATTATAAGTTCATCCTTGACTGTACATGTTACTACAGTTCCATTTATATTTAATTTACACTCTCCATTTCCAACAATTCGATATATTGGCTCGCATGTATTCCAAAGATTAAATAATATATTCCTTAAAAGAATCTCTTTTCTGCCCTTTAAAATATATTGATATGGATTTACAGTAAAATTAATAGTGAAACTTTGGATTTCATAAAGATCTTCATAGCTTACCTCGCTTAACTCTACCATACATACCTTATAAAATATATTAGGTTCATCACTAAGCCTTAATTTTTCATCATTAATATCTTCTATCCATGATTTTATTTCTCTGACTCGTGCTCTAATATTACTTAAATCATTCTCTATAAAATTAAAAGATATGGGAATTACCATATCTTCATAAACTTCATCATCATTATAATAACTTCCATTTCTTCCTGGCACATCAATCGGTGTTATTTTTCTAGTCGGAAATGGAATTGCTGGCCTTTTAACAACTTCAATTCCTAATGCAGTATTTAATTTATTATTAAATTCAATAAAATAGCTCATCTAATCCCTCCCCCTGCTTACTTTTTTATTCTTGGTCTTTCTATCAATTCTATTCATTGTACTATCCACTACAGTATTAATAAGTCCATCTTTATCCCAATTCATATTCGCATTTATATTTATATTTGATAATCCAGTAGCAATTGCATTCACAATCATATCAGCTAAGCTACTGTAATCTGTAGTTGATGAATTATAATTGTTAACTGTACTATTGCTTACTAATTGCTTAGACTGAATAGTATCTCTATTATAGTAACCACCACTAAGTAATAGATTGCTATCTAAATTCTTAATACTTTCTACTCTTGATACATCAATGCTATATGAATTATCGCTATTCAATAAATTACTTAATGCAGTGCTTATACTTCCTAATCCTGTTTCAGAAAAATCTATATTCATAGATTGATTATTAAAGATATCTTTAAAATCTCCTATTAAGGAATCAAGATTAATATTAAGCCCTTTTTCAAGAGTCCCAAATTCTTCATCTATTCCTGTGTTTATTCCTTTAACTATATTTCTACCAATAAGATCTCTCATGATTCGGCTAGGAGAATGTATATCAAATGCTGATTGAAATGTATCTATCATTTTGTCAGCTAGTCCATCACATGCCTCTATAAGTTTTCCTTCTTCTTCTGTTAATCCATTAAGCATTCCTATTGCAGCATTCCCACCTATATCTTTCATTAATGCTGGAATTGCCTCCATAGCATTATTTAAATCTTGCGTAAATCTCTTTTGTAATGTATCTAATTGACCTCTATAAAATTCCTCTGCAATTTCTTTAGCTTTTAACTGCTTATTGTTCCATGAATTAATATAGTGGTTAAATTCATCTTCATCAAGTTCGTAAAGCTCATTCATAAAATCAATAGCAGTATCTATATCCATGCTAGTGACTTTATTTATAAAATCTTCACTTACACCTTTATTTCTTAATTTATTTAGCTTATTCTCATATTTCTCAAGAGTTGCTATTTGATCTCCTATATCAGATAACTCCATTTCATCATCGTCCATAGTATATAAATCACCAAAACCTGATAATTTATTTTGCATACTCTCCTGCATTTTTATTATGTCATTATACTGACTTTGTGCCTCTTGAGTTATCTTATCCATACTTTCTTTTATGGTATTATAAGCATCATCAAAACCACTCTTTAACGCTTCTTTATATGTGCTTACTAGTGCTTTCCCAGCAGAACTATAATCTGTTTTAGCTTTTGGATATTTTTTCTTAAGTGATTCAACTTGCTTATCTATAAATGTTTCTATACTTTTAATAGTTTCATCTTGTTTATTCTCGAAACCTTCTTTTATGCTACTTACTATATCACTACCATAAGATTTATAATCTTGTAAATCAGTATTTTCTTGTGCAGTGTCAAGTATAGATGTAGCCATCTTTTTAGTATAATCTAATAACTTTGGAGTAGTTTTCTTAATACCTTCTATAATACCAGTCGGAATATGTACACCAACTTCATCTCTCATAGTTCTTGATGGTGAATGTATATCTAATGATTGTGGTGATTGGGCTGCATTAACTGTATCAAGACCTAATTGCACCATAGTACTCATTAAACTACCCTTACTACTACTAATACCACTAATAATTCCTTGTACAATATTTCTACCTATTGATGGCATATTGTTTGCAGTATTACTAAAGCTACGCTCTACATTGCTTGCAGTTTCACTAGCCGTCGTACTTACTTCTTCCATAGATTCGCTTGTATTAGCCATACTTTCTGAAACTTTATCCATAGAAATTATAACTCCATCTGCATTTGTAATTATCTGCATAGGTGTTCCATTGATTAGCATTATCCCACTTCTAACTTCTCCAGTTTTACCAGTAACATCACTCAATGTCCCTATTACTTCTCCAGCGGCGTTACAAACTTCATTTTTTGAATTAACTGTAGCTCCTGCCATTTCTTTAAGATTAGCTGTTATTACTCCTTTTTGTGCATAATGCTCTTCTCCTAATTCTTTTACTTTATCTTTTAATTCATCAGTGTATCCACCGACTACACCTGTAGTTTCATTCCAGCATGAAGTTATTTCTCCTGTATTTTTATCTACAGTTGCATAAACATAGTTCATACTACCATCAACTTTATCTCGAATTAGATACCATCCATCCTCAGTTATAGCACTCATATCATCAAAGTTTTTACGCATATATTCTAATCCTTTTTGAGCTACCAAGTCAGCATCACTAATGATTTCACCACTATATTTATTTATAATCCCTTTCAATTCTGGATTCATTTCTTCAACAATATCTATACATCCCTGCCAAGTCTCCCGTTGCTTTTCAAGAACTTTATCTCGTTCCTCTTCTTTAATTCTTATTTGTTCATTTGTATTATCTATGTCAGCTTGTAATTCTTGTTTTCTTGCTTCATCTGTACAAATTGCTAATTCCTGTTGTGCTTTTTCAATATTTATTTTCATTTGTTCTATTCCAGTATTATACGCAGCTATTTGTTGAGAGTTTTGTTCATCTAATTTTGCTTTCTGTTGTACTAATAATTCTTGTGCTCCTTCTGCATCCACTCTTTTAATTCTTTCTATAAACTCATTTTTAGCATATAGTTGTTCTTGTTCATTATTTGCTAATGCTTCCAATTCAATTTGTTTTATTCTTGCATTTTTCTCTTGTATTTGCTTTATTTCCTCTTCATTTAACTTCCCTCTTTCATTTATAGCAGTCTGATATATATTATTTATTTCATTTTGGATCTTCTGTATTTCTGTTGTACTTATATCATAATTTCTATTCATGAAGTCAATTACTTGCTGTTCGCTTTCATCTATAGTACCATCACTCATAGTAAACATCTTACTTATTTCCTGTTGAGATGATTCTTGCTTCGCTTTTATAGATTCGATAGCACTTTCACACATACTATTTATTCTTTGTGTGAATCCGGTTCTTTCTTCTTCTGTTATAACACCATCCATATTTATTTTTTTAAGATAGAAATTAAACTCATTTATATAATCTGTAGCTTCTTCTACTTTTTGTTTAAATTCATCTCCAATATTTTTGCCAAATTCTTTATACACAAGTCCTGATTTTTCTAATTCTTCTTTATTTTTAACTTGTACTCCATTAAGAGATAATAATGCAGCTTCCAAAAATCCCATGTCCTCTTTAGCTGTAATAACTGTATTATTTAAAGCGTCTTGTTCTTTATTATATAAAGCAACTGCACTTCCAACAGCTGCTACCGCTATACCTACAGGTGTAGCAATCTTACCAAAGTTTCCCAATGTAAGTCCTAATCTTCCTACTGTAGTTGCACTTTCACCAGCACTACTAGTAAGTTTACCTACCCAAGTAACTAAACCACCAACATTACTTACAACTTTCCCTGTTGTACTTAACAATCCTCCTGTAGCAAATGACAATAATCCAAATTTAACTATTGCTTGCTGTGTTCCTTCATCCAAGTTGCTGAACCAATCTATTAATTCCATTCCTTTATCTAATAAATCATTTATATGTGGAAGTAGTCCATCAGCAATCTTAATTCCAAGTGCTTCACATTTAGATTCAAAATTATCAATCTGACCTTGTGTACTATTTGCCATAGTATCAGCCATCTTTTTAGTTGTGCCCTCGCAGTTATCTATAGCATTAGTAAGTTTCTGATAATCTGATTCACTTGCATTGATTATACTAAGCATTCCAGACATTGATTCTTTACCGAAAATCGTACTTGCTGCTGCTGCCTGTTCTGCTTCACTAAGCCCATACATTGTTATTTGTCCTTCCATACAAGCCAATTGCCATTTTTTCTGTTCTAAAGTCATTTTACTTAGTTCTTTTTTAGTAAAACGTGCCGCCAAAGCTGAATTCATTTGCTCTGCTGACCAATTCTTTGTAACTTCTGTTCCTACTGTTTCCGCTAGTATATTAGCCTGTACATCTTCTCCTAGAGCTTCGAATTCTTTTCTTGTCATTCCTATTTGTTGTGAATACTTTTCAAAGTTAGAATCTATCTGTTCCTCTGATAAACTCTTCATATTTGTACGTAGCATATCCATTATTTCTCGCAACGACTTCATGTTCCCCTCTGCATCTGTTACAGATATATTGTATTGTGCCATCGCACCAGCCATACTATCAGTCGGACTAACCATATTCGATAAAGCAGTTTTTAAACTAGTTCCTGCTTGACTTGATTTTATTCCCGCATTTGCCATTAATCCTAAAGCAATAGCAGAATCTTCAGCACTAAATTTTAATGATCCACAAAGCGGAGCAACATATTTGAAACTTTCCCCTAGCATTTCCACATTTGTATTAGCATTTGAGCTTGCTGATGCAATGATATCAGTAAAATGTCCTGTATCTTCTGCTGTCATTCCAAACGCTGTTAAAGCATCAGTTACAATATCACAAGTTGTTCCTAAATCTGTGTTTGCTGCTGTCGCTAAATTAACAGTAGGCTCAAGTCCTGCTACCATTTGCTCTGTTTTCCATCCAGCCATAGCCATATAATTGAGACCTTCTGCTGCATCAGTTGCAGACCATTTTGTACTTTCACCTACTTCCTTAGCTTTATCTGAAAGCCTTTGTAATTCTTCTTGTGAAGCTCCTGAAGTTGCTTGAACTTGTTTCATTCCATATTCAAAATCTTTTCCTACTTTAGCAGCATATCCAGCAAATGCAACCATAGGTGCTGATAACGCCATCATGCTATTACTTACTGTGGACATTCCTTTGCCGATATTACTTATCTTTTCTCCTGTTGCTTGTGTCTTTTCTCCGAGGTCTTTCATATCTTGCTTGTATTTATCTAAAGATTGATTTTCAATAGCTTTATTTTGATTTTCAATAGCTTTACTACAATCTTGAATTTCATTGGTTAATCTATTTATTTCATTTTCAGTTAGCCTGATATTACCTTCAGTATCTCTTAATGTAGATTTCATCTTGCTAAGCTGTTCTTCTGCTTTAGCGATAGCCTTTGCATCTTTTTCTTCAGCACTATTTAATTTTTCTAATTCCTGTTGCTTTTTCTTAATAGATTCATTAGTTTCTTCTATTTTCTTTTTATAAGATGCTAATTTAGTTTCATTAGCTGTAAGCTTTTTATTAAGATAGTCATACTTTGTTTGTAAACCCTCTAGAGACTTTTCAAAATCTTTTGAAACTGAACTTGCACTTTTATACTCTTTATCTAAGCTTCTAAGTTCCTTGTTTAATGCATTTATTTGTTTACTAGCACCTTTGTCCTGAACGCCAAGGGTAATTAAAAGTTGTTCACCATCTGCCATAACTTCACCTTCTTTTAATCCAACACTTTCATAACTTTAGTATTTTTTGTTTGATAACTTCCATTTCTTGATTTTTTAATATGTCTTGTATTTTCTTTGCTATGTGCATCTTTATAACACTCTAACTGACTATATATTTTTCTTAGTGTGCTACTCCAAAATTCTTCTTCACTTTTTCCTAAGACTGTTGTATATAAATAAAAAAGCCAATCTAAATCTATTGGTTCTTCATCGATTTCTTTTTTTTTACCTTTTTATTTGATGTTGGAAATCCTTCATTTATTAACTTTACTAATGTTGGTATAAACATAATCATTAACTTTAATAAATCATACTCCCCCTCATATAATTGCTTTCCTATTGGATTCTCAATATCTTCTTTTGGTCGTAATGTACTGGCTATGAATGCTAATACAGTTTTATCTTCTAACCTATTTAGGCTATATACGCTACGTAATACACTTGAACCTGTTAAATCTTGAAACATATCAATACTTGTCATATCAAATGCCATCACATAGTCTTTATCATCAATTTTTATATTCTCTATTCTTCTCTTTAAACTACTCATTTTTCCACGTAATTCCTCCTATTATTTCAGACTATTTACTATCAATCGGCAGTTAAACACTATAAAAATAATAGAAAAAGCTAAGGAATTAACTTCCCTAGCTTTGATTTTAAACAGTTGCTTCAACTTTCCATGTTTCATCTGATTTATTTGCTGTCATATTAGTTCCATCGTCATCAAAAGTAAATGTTGTAGTTTCAGATGGTACATTAATAAATTTATCATTACTTGAATCATAAGTTATTCCTGGTACAGAAATATTATCTACTCTTCCTGTTGCTGTGTATTTAACCTCTGTAGTTGTTGGTTTTGATGGTATATCTTCTCCATCTTCCTCTATGTTTTCTGGAATAATAGCTGCATCAGTTTCATATGGATATTGAACTGCATCAAAAAAATATTTGATTTTATCTTTATCTACTTCTGGATCATCAGAGAAAAATTCTCCCATAAATGCTTTGGTGATATCTGAATATAATCCAGCTCCGCTAAGTGCAATTGTTTGATAATCAATGTTGTCAGAATCACCATTTCCACCTTTTTCATCTCTTGCAAGTTTTACATTGTATGCTACACAAAACTTACTTGATCCATCTGAGTAAACTTCTTCCCATAATAAAGCTACTGGATTTTGATTATCATCCTTACCAGTAATAAGAACCCCTTTTTGATACTTCATACCTTGCAATAATGCTTCGCTTTCAGGGTGTAAATCATCTACTGTAACTGAAATATCTAGCTGTTTTAACATTTTCTTTTGAAGTTGTGTTATCATATCTCCGATTAATGTACCTTCTTTATAGGATTTAGTCACTTTTAATTCCCCTAAACCTGGTACTTGTATTGGTTTTTGAAATCCATGTGCCTGTGAAGAATCTATTTTAGCTACACATATATTTCTAACTCCTTCAATAGCTTTTTCTACCATTTTCATTTGCATTGATTAATCACCTTCCCTAATTTTTTTATAAACAAAAAGAGAACAACTTTAATCGTCATCCTCTTTATTTGTTAAACCTATTTTAAACTGCATTGCTGTATTATAAACACCATTAGTACATACCGGAGATGGTATTACTATTTTTTTAAATCCACTATCAAGCATAGCTTTTTTTACTAGCTTTCTGTTCTTTTCTACATTCCCTTTAGTATAAAGATTAATTAATACAGTATATTTAGTACTAAATTCCTTCATATCTCCATATCCTAATGGATTTTCTATATAGTTATAAACTATACATTCAGTTTCATCTTTTTTTCTCTTTAAATAATGTTTAGGTAGCTTTATATCCTTTAAAGCCTCTTCTATTTTTTCATTAATTGTCATATATAACACCTACCCATTCCAACATTCTTTTATCTGTTCCTTAACTTTATTTCTAAGTTTTCTTTTAATTTCTTTTTCCATAGACTGAACTTTTTCATCAAACCACATTAAATGATTTGATATATGAATTTGTCCTTTAAAATTCCATCCATAATCATCAAATCCATAGTTTTGATAATATAGTTCCTTCCATTCTTCGAAATTATCTCCCTTTAAACCAACATCAACATAACAACTGTTTCCATATATTCTTGGATCACATGCTTTTATATGTTCTGCTTTAACAGAAAACTTACCCGCTTCATCTTGTATTCCTTGTTCCATATCTTTAGCAACTTCAACTACTGCTTCTTTAACTTCTATATTAGAGAGTTTATTAAGTTTCTTTAATAAGTTATCAATTCCTTTAATCTGAATACTCATTAATGTCTAACCCCCTATACTCACCTTTAATAACTATAAATATTCCTTTTTCTTGTACATCTTCAACTGATTTTATATCGAAAATCTTGTTTTTATATACAATTCTATCACTTTTCCTTATAGTTATGTCTTTACGAGCTCTAATAGTAAAAGTTTTTATTATAATATCCCCTTCACCTTGTAACATTGCTTCTTCATCATCTTTATTTGTTTTCACTCTTGCCTTAGTTTTTAATAATGTTTGCCAGTTACTATAAGTCGGAATATTATCCTCATCATCTTCTATATCTGCTCTTTGAATTTCTATAGGCGCTCTAAACTCATGTGCCTGAATTTTAAAGTTATCAACTCTTGGCATTATTCAAGCACCTCCTATATTCAAGTTCTAATTGTGTATAAAGGCTTGTAAGAGCCTTATTTTCTGTACTTTTTTCATTGAATAAGTCAGTTATAAGAACTCTTTGCACCATTTTATACAATTCACTTAATTCTTCTGAATCACTAAGAGTTATGTTTTGTTCAAAATTCTTTGGAACTCCAGTAGCTGTCTTAATTATAATTTGACTTGTTGCTATTAAACTTAATAGAAGATTATCATCTTCTTCATAGTCACTATCAATTCTAAGCCACTCTTTAGTTTCTTCTAAGGTAATCATAAAAAATCACCTCTACTCTTTATCCGATTCTTCTAACAAAGCTATTAAATCAGCCTTTTTCATTGTATTTGTATAATTTATCCCCTTATTATCCAGCTTTTCTTTAAGTTGAGCTTCTGTATAGCTTGAATAATCAATACTATCATTAGCTTCAGTATTACTCTGTTGTTTTACTAATTCTTCTTCATCTTCTTGTACAGCATTAGCACTTCTTAAAGAATAGCTTGTAAGGGTGTTACTAGGGAGTAACAGTTGCAAGTCTGAATGCTGATCTTAATCTAAATTGAATATCATACCATGCTGTTAATGCAAATGTATTTATTCCTGTCTTAATATTCTTGTCTCTATCAGTAATAGTATTTGGATAATAGTTAATTTGCAAATATGATAAATCTCCAACTATCGGAATAACTGCTGCATCAATGAATATTACTGGTTTTCCTAAAATCTGCTCTGGTTGTACAGTATAAAAACTTGCATTTCCATTTGCTAAGGCTTCGATTATATCGAGATAATCAGCATAACTCATTATTACTCTTGCATTTTCTCTATAATTTTCATGCAAATCTGCAATTGCTTTCTTTATTGCTAAAAATTTTGATGTCCCTGTTACTTGTTTTATTAAATAATCTGTACCAGCTGAGTCTTTAGCATAGAAAGACATATGTGCTGTTTTAGAATCATAATATGAATCTGTTGTTTGAGCAAACATCATTTTTCTTTCCTTGCTTTGTACTCCTGAATCTAATCCTCTATCTACTTCATTTACTAAATTAACTTCTGAACCTAAAAGCATAGTATCTGTTACATCACAAAATACCTTACTTTCATGTCTACCAAATGATACTTTAGAACCTGTTGCTTTAATTTCTTTTGCAGTTTCTCCATCTTCAATATAGTCATCATCATCACAACTAAAAGTAAGCTTAGGAATTTCTAGATTTGATTCATTTGAAATCACAACATAATCTCTTAATTTATTTTTAATTGCTGGTTCTGTAATAACTTCATTTGAAGTTGTTTTTGGTAATAAGTCATTTCCACCAGTTGTTGTATCTGCCTTTAATGCATTAACTATATAACTACCACCTATATTTTTTACTGCATTCTCTGGAATACCTTTATTCTGCATTACTGACTTAATTATTGCAGCTTTATTTGCTATTATTTTTTCATTTTCTGTTTGAGCTGTTGGAGTTTTCTTATTTTGCTCTGCTAATTTTGCACTTGCTTCAGCATCTAATTTATCAAGCTGTTCTTTTAGTCCTGCCTCTCTTTCTTCAAGATCTTCTACTAATTTCTTTTGTTCTGCTCTTTGCTCTACTGTTGTTTTCGCTTCTGCATACATACTGTTTAATTTATCAGCAGCTGCTTTTAAATCTGCTTGTACTCCATTTAGCATTTGTTGTAATTGAAATCTGTTCATTTTATCTACCTCTTTTCGTTTTAATATTTTTATAAATCCCAAGTCTTAGACTTGTTTTTTATTCTTTCTAACATTATTTTTGTATCTTCATCCATTACTGGAAGAGTATTTTGATTTTTAGGATTAAAAAAAGACTTATTTTTAAGTCCTGTTGGTGCATTTTTATATTTATTATAATAATTACTTGCACATGCTACTGCTTCAATTCCCTCTTCTACTTCAAAATTGAAGTACTCTGTTACTGTTTCACCAGTAAACCATGTTTCAACATTTACTAAATCTTCTATAGTTTGTCTTTCTATGCCTTCTTTTACATTATCCATGTAAATAGCCATAATAGAATCCTGACATACATCTAATACGCCAGCTTCATGTCGCAAATCATCAGCATTCATGTTTGCCCATAAGCATATTGAAGGCTTATGAATCATAAATTGTGCATTAGTAGGAATAATTATCTTATCTCCACTGCAAGCAATCACTGAAGCTATTGAAGCAGCAATTCCATCAACTCGTACAGTTTTATTTCCTGCATGTCTTTTTAATTGATTGTATATTGCTAAACCTCCATGAACTGAACCACCACCACTATTTATAAATATATCAACATCATTAAAGTTATCTAAATCCTTTAAAAAATCTGCTATATCTTGTGGACATGTATCATCATTGCTCCATTTATACCATTCATCTTTAACTATATCTCCATAAAGATATAATTCTGCTTTTTCTGTAGTCTCATTTTTAATTTCCATGTATCCAACATCTTTTATGCAATTTGCTTTTGGATCAAACTGAGTACACTGCATTTTTTTTTCTGCCATAGCTCTCACCCCCTTTCAATGTTGATTTATTAAATTGTTGTATCATCTTCACTAATATCATCTACTTTAGGCACAAAAATAGGATTATCTTTTAATTGTTCTAAAAGTTCATTAGCCTCTTCTATTACTTGTGGCCCTTCTCCATTCTTTGTGCTTCCATCTTCATATTTAACTTTTATTACAGCTTTTGTTTTAGCTGACTTTGAAAAAATATATCGTATTTCTGCACTTGCTATTTTTGATTCTTCCATCTTGATTCTCCTTTCTTTAAATAACCTAATTTGCTATCAATTTAGTATTAGTCTGTTGAATAAATGATTTTATCTTGTCATAATCCCATCCACAATCGACCAATCCACTTACTAACATTTCCATAGACTTTACTGCTTTTAATTCTTCTTCATTCAAATAATCTTTTATATTATCTTTTTTACCTATTCCATACTGTTCTCTAAGTTGTTTTGCACTTTTATCAAATAATGCTTTATAGATGCAATTTGTATAAGTAGAATAAGCATGACCATGCATTCTTTCATTCTCTGTAGATAGTTGTAATGCTTTTGTTAATGCTTGCCTTACTGCTATTCCTTTTTCTCTTTCGATACATTTACTACTTAAAGCTTTTTCCATTGCATTAAATTGTTTTATATAATCAAGCTTAAATTTCATAGCCTTTGTACCAGTATATCCCATAATTAAAAGTGTAAATCCATCTCTATTCATAACATATTGTCTTTGATTTCTGTTAAGCGAATCTTTATAGGTATCTTCATAAAAAAGAGTTGAGCTCAAATTTGAGCCTATCTCATTTTTTATATTTTCAATATCACGAATAACATTTTTATGTTCTTTACCAAATGTTTCTGCAACATCTAGGCTTGTACAAACTGTAACCTCTTCTTTATTAATTTTCTTAATTTCTACTAACATATTATCAATCCTTCCTTTTGATTTATTTAAATTAGTATAAAAAATAAGCCTTATCTCTAAGACTTTAAAATTGGATTAGGCTTCAAATTTTTTATTTGTTTTAAGCATGATTTTAATATTTTCTCTTTAGTTCTAGGATTTTTACATTTCCGTCCCCACTTTGCAAAATTCAATACGTTGTCTATATCTGGGTACAAATAACTTAAATCTATTGTAATTGTGCATCCCTCCATATTAACCTCCTCAATACTGCTTTTCATAAACTGATATTTTGAGTACTCCACCAGTATCAATAATTTCACTTTTTGCAAAAGCACTTTCTACTTTACTTACTATCCTATCTTTAGTAATTTCTAATTTTGACATTTTCTTATTCTCTCGCTTTACCATACTATCACCTCTTATATCTTATTGTTTTTATTAGCTTCTATAAATTCATCATATCTATCAGCTGGCCATAAATCCCTTGATAAATAAAATGTATCTCCTGTTCCATCTGTTATTCTTGGTCTATCCTCTAATTCTCTTATATCATTTCTACAAAAAGCACCACACCTAAGCATCTGTTGATAAAAGTTTCCTCTTTTCTCCATTGTAGCTCTAGCAAAACCATTCATAGAAAGCTTAACTTCCATATCTTTTAGATATAGTTCATTCTCATCAAGCAATTTTTTAGTTAATTCCTGTTCATAAAGCCTTATTACTGGCAATATTGTATCTTTCAAATAAATCAAATCTTCTGTATCACTTATTGAAGATTTATTTGAGCTTGAACCTTTAGTTAATTTACCAGGCATATTATAAACTCTCTCTACTCTTTCAACTGTTATGCCTTCAATTGATAAAATGTTAGGATCTACATAAGTTATGTTTTTCAGTTCTTGAAATTCCTTACCTGCATCTACATATATTGCACCATTCTTTTTCATATTTTGAAGCATTTCATTGTAAGTATCTAAATCTTCTTGGCTCAATTTAGACTGCAATTTAATAACTAAATTAGATTTTAGAGAATTTTTCATTTGATTTAAGCTAAATTCTTTTACTTCCATATCATAATCTATTGTATTTCTTAAAACACCCAAAGGGTTGATAGGTGTATATCCATCATTAGTCATATAGCTTACTTGCAATATATGTGAATTATGAATATATTTCTTTCCTTCAGTATCTCTTACTTCGTAATATAAATCATTCGTATCTCTTTCTACAACTGGAGTTACTAATTCGCTGTTTAAAATCCACAAATACTTAATACTTCCTGCATATCCATATTCTTTTATTGCATATCCTGCACCCTTTGTACATCTATTAACTTCTAACGTCTTAATAAAATTAAACATTGTCATTCTTGGATTAGGCCCAAATTTAAAAAGTTCAGCTAAATTATGTTCACTAGGTTTAAGTTTTTTTCCATCTTGATATACTCCAACTGGAGCACTTGCAATAGCATTACTTAACATACTTACTGCACTAAATATTGTCTCATTTGTTGCTAAATCTCGATTAAAAAAACTAAAAAAACTACTATTATCTCTTATAATCTTTGTTTTATAAGGTACTTTGAATAGGTCTCTTATTTTACTTATTAATCCCAATTTTTCACTCCCTTTCTAGCAACTTGGAGAATAAAACAATCCCCCATTTCTATATACATTTAATATCTTCGTAGCTCTAGTATGAGCATTAATAATAGCAGCACATGGATCTATTTTTTCACTAGATTTCTTTTTGTCTAGCATTATATATTCTTGTTTATGTTGAGTCGCAACTGCATTTCCTATAGCCCAATCAAGTAGTCCATCCTTAAAATGTTTCATGTCTCCACTATAGACCTTATCTCTAAAATCTTTTGTAGGTTCATTTAGTGTATATGGTCCTTGCCTTATTTCAACACACACATAGCCTTCAAATTCAAGTTCTTGCACAAATTGACTTGCATTATATGGATCATAACAAACCTCTAAAAACTTTATATTATACATTTCTTCTAAATCTTTAATTTTATCTCTAATATATGAATAATCAATTACTGCTCCAGGAATTATTGTCAGGTCTCCTTCTTCTTTCCATAAGTCAAATCTATATTTGCTTTCTCTCATTCTTTTTTCATAACTTTCTTCTGGCATAAAAGAATGCTGTCCTACATAATAAATTCCATCTTTACAAAATTCATAACCTATTGAAGTTAAATCCAATTTTGTAGATAAGTCAATTCCTAATGCTGCATTTTCACCTATAAAATCATTTAATGTTAAATCAGTTAAAGCTTCATTCCATTTCTTCATATCCATGTAGCCATCTTCTTTCATATCAACCCAACGATTCATATTTTTAGTCAAGAATCCTCTCATTTTTTCAGGCGCTGAAAGAGCTGCTTTAAGTTCTCCTCTTAAGTAGTTCATTCCCCCTTCATAAGTTGCTACTATTGGATTGGCTTTTATCCAGTTACTTTCATCTTTAACATCATCATCTTTTTCTAACTCACAAATAATAATGCAGTATTCATCATTCTCTATATCCTTTAAATCCGGATTAAGAACTTTACTTACATATTGATATTCTTTATAACATGGTACTGATAAATCGAATCCAGCAGTAGTAATAACAATCATTAAAGGCTCTGCTCTAGCAACCATGCCACTATTAATTACATCATAAATTTCACTTGTTTTATGAGCATGATATTCATCAATTATTCCAACTGATGGATTAGTTCCATCACCTGTATTTCTTGCTTCTCTTGACAATGGTTTTATAAATGAACCATCTCTTAAAAAAGTTATCTTCCCATATGAATTTTTATATTTTTCTTTCATTCTTTTACTACTGCTAAGTTGATAGTCTACTTCTCTAAAACAAATATCAGATTGTGATTTATCCCATCCAGCGATATATATTTCCTGTTGTTCATCTTCTGAATTTGCTCCAATATAAGAACTTATAAGAGCCATAAACTGTGTTTTTACATTTTTTCTTCCTGTCTGTATATATACTTTTCTAATAATTCTTAATCTTTTTTCATTTTTGAAACATAAAACAAAAGCTGCTTCAAATAAATTGAAGTCAGCTAAATCAATACTTTGTCCATTCAATATTCCTGCTCTATGTTTAAATTGTTTGGCCCACACATAAAATTTAAGGAGTTCTATTTTATCAAAAATATATTTTTCTTTAAATTTAAAGTATCTTTTGCAAGCCCATATATGTTTTTTACAAGCGTTTATTTCCCCATTAATTATTTTGTTACAGTAATCATCAACTCTTTTTTCTAGTTCATCTGCTTTAATTATAAGTTTTTCTGCACTACTCATAACTAACCCCTCTTATCACTTGAAAAGTATATCAAATTCGTCTTGATCAGAACTATTGTTATCTGAATTAATTTGTTTTTTAGGTATGCTTCGTAGAGCCGAAGATACTGTCATTAAATTTTCTTTTTCAATATCTAACATCATTTTTCTCTTATTTTGAATCTGTTTATCTAATGCTACTATCTGTCCTTGATATTGACCTTTTAATTTAAAATAATCTAATGGTGTCATTGTACGTTCTTTGCTAGGAAGTTCATTTTGTCTTTCCCATTCTTCTTCTAAATCATCAAAATTTTTATAGAATGTTTCTCTCTTATTTTCAAAATCTTCACACTCAGCCTTTAGCATACAATATCTATTTAAAACACCTGCAAAAAGATCATCATTTTTATCAATTTTTTTAAATAATTTTATAATTCTAGAAAACTCTTTATGTGCTATTTCATTTTCTTTTGTACTTTTAAATTCTTTAATTTTTACTTGAGTTAAAAGTGCCTCTTCTTGGCTTTTTCTCTGCTTTAACTCACTCTTCGTTCTATGAGATTTTTTTTCATTTACTAGTTGTAAATAACTCTTTGGTGGTCTTCCCATTCCAAGGCACCCCCTTTTTTTATTGATTTTGGGAATTTTTTGCGAGGAAAGCTGGCTGCGAACTGTTAAAAAAACGTGTTTGAAAATTTTTTATAGGGGGGGATATCCATTTTTTAGCAATTTCCTATTTCCTATCCCTTATTTTATGACACGCTCCACACAAACTAATACAATTATTAGGATCAAGTCTTAAATCCCAAGCTTTTCTCAGTTTCTTAATGTGATGAACATCTGTAGCTTCTGTTATTTTCTTATTCTTTAAACAATCTTGGCATAAATAATCATCCCTAACTAATACATATTGTCTAAGTTCTTTCCATGCTTTAGTCCAATAGAATTGATTATATTTATTGTTTTTATTGTATCTATCATTAAAAGACTTTCTTCTTTCTTTTTCTTTTATTTCTGCTTCCTTTATGTGTTCATCACAATATCCTAATTGATTTCTTGTTAGATTGTAGCATCCTCTATGCTTACACTCCATTAACCTACGTTGTGCCATTTCAAATCATCCTCTTCAATATAAATAAAAAGAACCTAACACATTTGCTAGATTCTTTTATGAGTCGCTTTATATAAATTATATGAGAAGAGCTTGTTTCACCTAAGCTTTTTAATTTCAATATCATATTACTATATATATTTATTATTTTCCATAGCACTAATTATGCATTAATTATGCAAAATCTCTTAAGCTTTCTGGAAAGAATATTGTAATTAATTTATTCATTAATCTCTTTCTATTTCTTGTAATAGTGCTTTGGTCCTTCTTCATCTTTTCTGCTATCAGTTCATCACTAATCTTATCTCCATTATTTTCTAGATACTTAATCTTAATTATGTCATAATATTTGTCCTTTCTTATTTTATCTAATGCTGTTTCAATTCTATTTAAATCTCTTTGAGTTTCTAATTTTTCTAATAAATATTTTTCTTTCAATTGAATAAAACGATCTTCCGCTGTTATATTTCCGCTAGTAGATGAATATACAACTATTGACTTGCTTGATTGCGGTAGTCCATTTAATTCTATGTCTTTTATTGCTTCATCTTTTTGATCTACTGCATCTTTTAAATTTTCATAGTTATATAATAACAACTCTACTCTTTTATAGTAACTGCTATCCTTCTTCAACATATCTTTATTTTTTAATTCAATAACTACTTCTTCAGCTGTTTTCTTAATTATCTTATTTATCTTCTGCATATCTATTTCTTTTTTAAAATTATCCTTATTCATTCTGCAATATCCCTCCTGCCTTAAAATCTCCAAGCGATTGGAAATTCAATTGTTACTTTATTAATACACTAACTCTATATGAAGCCTTTTCTCTTCTTTTGTCCTTGTCATTTAATATTATATTTTTCTCAATTCTTCTAGCCAGTTTCTTCTTTATTCGTCTCTTATTAGTTCTTTTCATTATTGAACATAACCTTTTATTTTCATGTTCCCTTTTTACTACTCGTAATAAAGCTTTATTTAATTTTATAACTTTTATTCTCTTAGGTTTAATTGATGTATTTTCTTCTAATTTACTAATAACTCCTATAGCTTCATCTGTTGTTGTTTCAATTTCTTTAATCATTCTAGTTACTATACTTACTTCTTCATTTGCATTATCTTTAAATTGTCCTGGATCATAATCATTCTTTTGTTTATTAAATATACTTTTTAGCCTACTCTTTATAAAACCAAACATAATTATATCCTCCTGTATTAAATCTTACTCTTTTACCTCAATAGTAATTCCAGTCTCAGGTATCCAATTTCTTTCACTTATCAATTTATCCTTATGCTCTATGTTTATTTCTTCTAATAGTTTAGGTTCATCTAACGTTACAGCTCTTATATGACATCTCCATAAAATTAATATACATATTTGAATTACATCAAATGTCTCTCTAATTATTTCTTTTAAATTATGCAATGTCTTATCTTTCTCATAATCTTCAAGAGCCTTTATTACTTCTTTACTTTCTTCTACTAGTTTCTTTTGTATTTCATTTATGCTTAGTATTGTATTATCAATATTAAGTTTTTCATTTTTCTTTAGTATATGCATTAATAATTTCAATTTTCGCCCTCCTTAGTTTTAAATAGCCAATTATAATAGTCTTCACATGTTTGTAATTTATTATTGGTATATCTATTTTTCAATTTTTGATGTATTATAAAATAAAAAAAATATCACATAATTCATTTACTTTTTTAAATAATGTGATATTCTAAATTTACTATTAAATTTTAAAATATGATTAAGTAGCTCTACAAAATTGTGATTTACCTACTCTTTTACTATTGAGATAGTTTATCTAATTTATCCTGTAAATCATTTTTCAAATATTCTAAATTCACAGTCTTTATTTTTGAATCCTCTTTAATTTCCCCAATATAATTTTCTAATTGTTTTTTAAAATTTTCTATATTTGTTTTATCATCCATATAAAATTCATTTAAATTTTGAAAATCATATACTGTACGTATAGATTTTCTTAAATTTAATATTTGATTACAAGATGCTTTTTTTAATGCTTTCATCAATCTATCCACATCAATTAACTTAAAGAAACTATTATTTGATAGAAACTTATTTTTATTCTCATATGTATATTCATATAACAAATTATCCCAATTGTTTTTATCATCAAATATTTTATTAATGTCATTTATTTTAACCGATATCTTATATTGACTATAATACTCTTTCAATTCATGAATTGCATCTGTATATTGCCTAATATCACTTTCTTCTTCAAATTCAGCATAGTTAAATCCAAATGTATCTATATCACTAGCTTTTTCATTTTTTATTCTAATATTATTTTTCATAACCTTAATTATGTGTGAAATATCTTTTTTCTGAATACCAATTCTATTAAATTCAATATTAAGATACAAAATCTTTGAATATAAACTAATACTATATTTACATGGCTCATTTTCAAGACTTTTATTTACCTCATTAATAAAATACAATACTTTTTTATCATCATCAATTAGCCACCATACATTCATTAACTTATATAATGGATCATTAATATCTTTTCCCTCACTCCTTTCTATCTCACAATATCTTTCAACAACTTGTTTTGCTTTATCTTTATCAAAATTTTTTCCTAATATAAAATCATAAACAAATTTAAATCCTAATATAGATCCTATAAAACCATTTTTATATCTACAAGAATTTACATATGCAATTTCATTTTCACTATTCCAATCTGCTAACTTACCAATCTTGTATAGTATTGAAATCTCTATTATATACATTAGAACTTTACTTAAAATCTCACTATTATCGTTAATAAAACATAAACTTATCTCATTGAACTTATTTAACGCAAAAATTAATATCCTTATATTGCTGCTATTATACTTTGAAAATTTCTCAATAATTGATTTTTTATTACTTAATACAATTTCATTTACCTTTTCATCGGATATGCAATCATTTATTACCGATTCTATTACTTGTCCAAGATCGCATTTATAATATACTGTTTCTCCAATTAATTTTTCTTTAATTTGTTTATATAATTTATCTTCTCCAAACAATAAATCAATTCTTTCATTCAATTCATTTATTGTTATCTTATTATCCTGTGGAATGCTGTTATCCAATAGAAAATTAAAACTTTCCTTATCATCTTTTACTGGAAACTTTATATTTTCATTTAAAGCTATTAATAGCTTTAATTCTCTGTCTGAAACAAGTTTAGTTCCTGCAATTTCTTTTTCATTTGATACCAATATTACTTTTATATTATTATGTTCAACAAAGTTATTTATATATCCTAAAACTTCATTAATATTTATATCACATCTTTCAAGATCATCAAAAATAATTACGCTGTTATCAAATGAAACCAACTCATTAAAATCAATAATACTATCTGGCAATGAAATGCCCTTAAAACTTAATACACCACTTAAAATATTTTTTCCAAAGCTTGAAATTATTTTATAAGCATTACTTTCTTTTACTTTTTTTAAAGGAAGTATCTCTAAGCATAACTTTTTATTTATTTCTTCTTTACTCGTAACTCCATACAACGAAAGATAAATTACTTTCTTACCTTTATTATTACTCTGTAGTTTCGGTATTAACTTATTTTTAATAAAATAAGTTTTTCCACTTCCCCAACCACCATCAATTTGAATAGCATAATTATATGCTTTACCTTCCATATATTTATCTACAAATTCAATTATTTCTTCATCATTCATATAATTAATATCTTGATTTTTCACCCAAATATCTCCTTACTTTTAAATTGCAATTTATCTTTGAGCTAATTATATCATATTTGATAAATACCACACTATTCAGTTTTCAAAGAACATATTTTTACTCTATATTAAAATTGTAGTTTTAAATATTATTATCATCTATTTCTAATATTCATTTAAGAACTGTTATTTGTCCAAAAACACTATCAAAGGCATTATCTTTATTATTGAGCATATCAATTCTTTCATTTAACACCTTTTTAATTTCTTCTTCACTTCTAAAAATTGCTTTCCTTTCTGCATCCGTTTGAAGAATTGTGTATTAATACTCCTCTATTTCTTTTACTATATCTTCATTCGATATTAATTCATCATA